CATCGTAAAATTTGGTTCAAGTTCTGGGAACATATTAGGCTATTTTAATATTAAAATTTATTATTATTCTAACTTTCTCATCGGTTTGTGTAATTCCATAATGTTCACACGTTCCATCAAATGCTACCAATTGGTTCGCTTTTGATTTTACTACTCTATCACCTACAACAGTAGCACCGTTATTTTCATTAACGTAATATACCATGGTAACATAAGTTTCTGGCTTTGTCAACTCTGGATAGTCGGTATGTGTCCCTATAGCCTCAGGCTTTCCTGTTCTTGTATACATATTAGCCTTAATTCTTAACACCCCTATAGGGTTGGGAAAGGCAAAAGTTTGTTGCATTTTAAACAATACAGGTTTCATATATTCCTCCATATATGGAGACATTAGAGTTGGAGGAACCTCTGGTACCTCTGTCGATCCTGGTTCACCCCCAAATTCTTGAAGAAAACAATGCACAAACATGAAATTATCATCTTTAGGAATACCTGTATTACCCTTTTCATCAAAATATGTTGCTGTAGGAGAAATATAATACCAATCTAACTGGTTTGATAAACACAAACCTTGTATTTTTTCATGTAATTTCTTATCTAGAAAATTTTCAATTACTTGTAGTTTCATTCCTTTTTCTAGCTCTCTTTAATTTTTTCAATTCTTTTTTAGCTTGTTCTAGATGATATCTATCAGCTCGTTTTAGAAAAGTTATACCATTAAGATGATCTATTTCATGCTGTAAAATTCTAGATGTCATTCCAGCAAATTTTTCATAACACCTTTTACCCTTTTCATTATCCCATGTCAGTACGATATACTGTGGTCGTTTAACCTTAATAAACAATCCTGGATAACTTAAACAACCTTCAATCATTAAACTAACTTCATCTGAAACTTCTGTGATTTCAGGATTAAAAAACGCTTGGTTAAAATCTCCAGCATCTTCTTCTGACATTCCACCAATACCAATAACTAATACTTGAGTATTAATACCTACTTGTGGAGCAGCCAATCCCACACCCCTACCTTCTTTTCTTATTTTCTGCAATTCATCAACTAACTCTTTTGGTTTTATAATAGGATTATCAAAATCAAATCTATCACATTTAACCGATAATAATGGATCATATTGATTTACTAGTTTCATTTATTACTCTTTCTTCGATTGCGGTTCTCTTGTCGCCATTTTCTCTCTTTCATTTTTTTAAATTCTTGAAAACTACCGTATTCACCTTTCCATTCTCTACGCCAATCTCCTATCATTTTAAAAGTAGGCCTACCTCTTCCTTTGTTATGATTAATTTCTCTAGATAAGTAATTATCATTTACCCCTTTAAATTTACTATCTTTTTTACTCATGTTGTCATCCGTGTAAAGTTTTGTATCTTTTCAAATCTAATTAGACTGTCAAACTTATCTATATTCAAGTCGGATTTATGGCTGATTAGAAATATGTTCTCGTTGCTTAAAGTGTTCAGTATCTTTAAGAACTCATCTGTACCATTCACATCTAAACTGCTATCGAATATCTCATCCAATATCAATAGATTGGTATTGGTACTGTTCTTCATCTTAGCTATCTGTCTCCATGTAAAGAGTAAGGCCAAGTCTATTCTCATCTTCTCACCTTCACTAAAGTTCGCATAAGCAAACTCATCTCTGTAACGTGACTTTATCTTTTCATTAAACTGTTCGTCTAATTCAAACTTAACTTGAAACTCTAGCTGATTCAAATAACTGTTTACCAACTTATTCATTATCGGCAAATATTTCTTAATGATCTTCGTTTTAATACCGGAGTCCTGAAGCAACTGCTTCGCAATCATGAGGTAGTTGGCTTGATCTTGGATCTTTTCTTTCTCTTTCCTAATCCGTTTTGAATCTTCACGGAACTCCTGTAACCGTGTCTTATCTTCTTCAAGAAAAGTTCCGGCCTTCTGTATATCATTTATCTGTCTCACTATCTGTTCATTAAAATCCATAATAGATTCTATAGATGTTGTTTTCTTTGCGGCATCAACTTCATATTCTCTGTTATCGTTTGCTATCTTTTCATACAAACCCATTCTAGCATCCATCTCTTTCAACTGTTCATCTAAATGTACTAAAGAACAAGCACTAGTAATCATTTTGTTTGTGCGTTCTTCTATAGTTGTACTCTTAAACTCCTCATCTATGTGTTGTTTACAGGTTGGACAGTTATCATTTTCCTGAAAAAATTTTATATCATTTTTAGCCGTGGCCGATTTAAGATCCATTTTATATTTTATATTATTCAGTTCAGACCTATCACCTTCCAATTTCTTTTGTTTAGGTAATACATTTGTTTCCCAGTCACTTAACAATTCCTTTAAATGATATATTTCCTTCTCCAACAGTATCATATCGTCTTGGTTTTTCTTTACCTTCTTCTCTAAAGATTTAAGAGATGTATTAGTGGCTTCTTTTGCTTCTGCAATCTTATCATTCTGTAAATTAATTTTATGTTCTAATAATTCATTCTCATAAGAAATATCTTTAGACTTTTCCTTATTTTTTTTAATTCTATGTTTGAGTAAAACATTCATCAATGAAAAAACTTTGATGTCTAAAATTTCTTCTACCACTTCTCTACGAGCAGCAGCTGTTAATTGCATAAAAGGAATAAAAGACGATGACCCAAGTATAACTACCTGAGTAAATGATCTATGATTCAATTTAAGTATATTGTTTTCTAAATGTTTTTGATAATCTCTGGCTGAAGCATCTTGATTTAATAACTTATCATCTATATAAATTTCAAACTTATTAGGTTTAATAGCTCGGCGTATTAAAAATTTCTTGCGGCCGATAGTAAAATGTACATCCACCAAACAATCACGACCATTGACAGTATTCACCAACTGATCTTTCTTAATACGCCTAAAAGGTTTACCAAACAAACCAAATGTCAAAGCATCTAATACAGTAGACTTACCACTACCATTATCACCTATGATAAGTGTGGAAGGAGAATTATCTAAAATTATTTCTATAGGGGTATTGCCGGTTGATAAAAAATTCTGCCAAATTACAGATTTAAATACTATCATATATCATCTTTTGGTGGAGTTGTTTCTGCATACAAATCTTTTTTAAGATGTTGTCCCAAACCAGCAGCAAATTTATACTCAGGCTTCGCCCCATCCTTTGTATTATATCCTGCATCCCAATATAAAGTAAATGAATTAGGTCGTCTATTATTATAATGATGATTAAATACTTTCCAATCTATTGTTATACTTAAAGCAGCATCACCTTCCATATAATACTCTAGATACCCAGGAAATATAACTAGCATATTTTCTTTTATCTCTAATTCCCATTTTGTTCTTTGACTTGGTGAGGGTGTGTTTATAAATCTCTCTTGTGCCATTATTGATCTATGTCTTGGATCTCTAAAGATCATACGATTACCATAAGTAGCATACCCTGGACAATCTTTTTTCTCAGGAACTTTTAAGAAAAGCATACTGCACCAATCAGTCCCTTCATGGGTTTGTATAGCGCTGTCTCGACCTATTTTCCATTTTACTGTCCTAGGCCATAGTCCTGTCGCTTCTTTATAATCACTTGCCTCACAAACATATTCAAATCTATTATGAATATATTTCATCACTTCATCGAAATCTTTACTTGGAAAGTGTACGAAATCTAAATTTCCGTTCTTATCTCTAGGAACGTCATTTTCGTCAATTTCAAAATCATAAATCATATCACCATCAGCTTCTTGAAATCTATCTAGTAAATGTGGAGTATCATAAATCTGTGACATCCATGTAGCATCTTCATGCCATACCTCTGTAGGAAATATTAAATCTCTTTTCATTCTCTCACCTCTAAATCAAACGCCATGATCGTTCTTCTATTTCTACTAAAATTTGGATTTATAAAATGTGTTAAAAAACTCGGGAAAAGTATCATCGTACCTTCTTCTGGCACAAGGTCCATAAAAGCTGTCTGATCTGTTATAGGATCATTCCATGGTTGCATTACTTGTGTACCAGAGTGTTCTTTAGGATCAAAATTGACATATAATATTCCACTAACTCCCACAGACTTATGATTATGCGGTACTTGATAATCACCATAATGATACTCTACAGCCCATACATCTGTAACTGCAAATTCTATTAAGCTCGTTTCTTTTAAAAACTCTGTCAATTCTGGCGCAAAGAGCTTACAAAAATCTTCTTTATAAAATCTCTCTTGTTCGGGAGCTCGATCTGTTAAGAAAGTCATATTAGGCCTCCTTATCAATTCAGTCTTATTAATCCAACTGTAAACTTCTTTTTTCTTTTTCTTCCAATCATTTACTTGATAACGAAAAATTGGAATTTCAAATAATATTTTTTGCATTATAAACGTATTTTCCTTTTATGGTGGGTGCTGTTGTTAAATTTCCTACAATAGAAATTCTATCTTCATCTATAGTATGTTCAGGTACAGAATGTTTGAGATGACCAGGAAAAATAACTAAATCTCCTTCTTTAGGATACCATGTTTCTCCTAAATCATCAAGAATTAAAGGGGCTGATCCTTCTGGAGCTCTAGCATAATATACAAATACATATACTGCCGGCAAATGGTCATGGAGAGCTGTATAATCTCCCTTATGATAAATGTTTCCCCATAGAGCCGTAGCAACCCAATCAAAAACAGAACCATCTATCGCTGGTTTATTTAAATATGGTAAATGATTTGCAATAACATCTACACCTAAATTTCTAAAACTTTCATACTCAGTTAATAACCATTTTGTCATTTCTGCCTTAACATTCGTTTTTTTATTCTGTACATCTCCACATTCTCGTATTTGTTTTTCAAACAAATCATTATCATATCCATACAAAGTTTCTATGTATATTGGCATAGTCACTTTAGGTTTATATTCTAACTCTATTGTTGGCATTACGATTTAACTCCATATTCTGAATATTCACTGTGCAGTCCTTGCCGCAATGTTATATTTCCTGCTGCAGAAATCCTTTCACCTTCACTCTTAAAGTCAGTTACATAATGCCTTACCCAAGAAGGAAAAATAATTACAGATCCAACTTTTGGCATTTGACTAACCCTACCAATAGAGAATGGTAGATGTTCTCCATAATCAAATATTATCATTCCGGGTCCTTCATTATTATGAACACCCCGTATATCTTCATTTTCCTTTTTTAAACCCTCTGGAACTTGTAAATATATTACAAATGATAGATCACCTGTATGGTGATGTGTTGGATTATATTCTCTAGGTTTTTGAATATTAACCCAAAAAGAATCTAACACCCATTCTAGATTTACTGGAATATTCCGCGGACGGCTTGGCGAATCGCCCTGTGTTTGTGACGTTCTTGCATAGATATGTTCAAAACTATCTTCTTTATAGTCTTTTAATCCTTCAAGATATACATTTACATATGGGGCAAATTTAGGTACAAACCAATCATTACAATTTTCATACCAATATTCTTCATCCATTTGTCCTACCAAATTCGATCTTGCATCTAATTTGTCAAATCGTTCTGTATCATTTCTCTGTTCAATAGCTTTTTCTAATAACTCGGCTATAAGAGATGAGTCTTTTATACTAGTGTGCATAATATATGGACCCCAATACCAAAACCAATAATCTATATTTTCTGTCATTACCATAATCAATAATCTCCTTTTTCTGTCATTCCACTTCACACGCCTCTATATACAGATTTTTTAATAGGCGTTTCAGCTTATTTTTATTAAGTGCTTGACTCTCAATTTCTTCCACATATTTATCCAACAATGTCATCGTATCTTGACCCACATCCACAATATCATCAGCAATTTGATTCGGGTCAAGATCGCTAAAATCTTCAACAATTTTTAATTCAAGAAAATTACCTTCATTATAACATCTATCTATAAATCTGTCAAACGTATAAAAATCATTTTTCTGGAGAACAAATATTTTAACATAACTTTCTTCATATTCTGTGATATCCATATTAATCATATCATCACAATGATGACTGTCATCATAAAAGATTTTCTTGAATAGTCGATTGGGATTTTGAAAAAACTCTACCTCTCTAGTTTCTGTATCTAAAATATGAAATCCTTTTTTACTGTTATAATCATTCCATGTAATCTCATACGGTGCACCAAGATATCTGACATGGCCATCATCTTGTTGTTTATGAAAGTGTCCAGAAAACACACGTTCAAATCGTTTGAAATGTTTTCGTTCTATACCATCATCACAGTAGACATTATCTAACATCTCTGCACCTTGTAATGGTAGATGACCCATAAGAAAGTCAGCTTTAGCTCTAGATATAATTCTTAACGACTCTGCATACTTATCAGGTGCAATCCATGGAGTCATCATTACATTAAGACCATCAAAGTTTATCACCTCTGGTGTATCTTCATACAAATGTATATTATATTCTTTACAAGTAAGAGACATAGAATTTACTTTATTAGTTGTCTTATAGTAACAATCATGGTTACCAATTAAGACATGAAGATCAATGCCACGTTCCTTGATAGGATCAAAGAACATTTCTTTAGCTGCTTTAAGAGATAAAAAATTAGAATACTTGCGCCTATCGAAAGTATCACCCAAATGAACCACCGTTGTAATTTCTTCCCTATCAAGTATTGGGAAAAAAGTGTCTTGGTAGAATTTTTGTTGAAAGTTTGCAAAGGAAAGATTATCATTCTTACCTCCAAAATGGGTATCTGTTATTAATGCTATTCTCATTTATCATCTGAGTCGGAAAAATTATACTGCTGTAAAAAATCCATAAACTGTTTTTGATAAGCACTTTCATCGTCATGGTCTTGTGTAATTATCATATCTTCAATATTAGATGACTTTAAAAGTTTATTTTTTATTTTTGATTGCTTCTTTTCCCTAGTTATTCTACGAACAAACGCAAAATAAATTATCTGTGTAAAATATGCAAAAGGGTTCTTTGATTTTTCAGGATCAAAGTTATCAATATACTGAAGGCAATTTTCAATGCCGTCTGATATCATTTCTTCCCTATAAGTATAGTTAATAAAATTGGGTCGATAAGAGAGATGGTTTGCAATTTTTAGAAAACACTCTCCTATGTAATTTGTTACTTGAGGTCTAGATTCATCATTAGCTTCAGCTTCTAAGACTGAAGCTTTCCAATCAATCATCGCCTGTAAAAACTCTTTATTATTTACATAATGAGGCTTCTTTTGTTTGTCAGTTGCCATTAATTTCTCCGTACGGAGGACCTATCAATATACAGAGGGTCCAACATAATCTCCAAACAAACCAATAATAACTTCTGTTGCATCTTCAAGATTATCTAATCTCCATGATGCATTATGTTTTATTAGTGGGTGTTCCATAAGATATTCGTCATCAGAAACAACAATCAAAGGCTTTCTCAAACCAATTGCCCAACCAATTTCAATTACTGTACCATAAGATGGTCGTCTATCGTTTAACTCTTTTGGGAGATAAGCTAAAACTAAATCACATGATTCTGTATCTAACCAGTTCTTTGTAGCAATGGCACGTGGGTCTGACCACATTTTAGGTGTGGCACCCTTATCGGTATATGTTAATCCTTCCTTCAACGGTTCACATCGTAAAGGAGAAATTCCTATAATACCATGAGGTAAAGCTCTCGTCACTTCATCTCGCCATTCTGTCGCTTCATTTTCTGTACAACCTGCAATAGGTCCAGCTAAATAAATATATTTTCTCATTATTAAATGCCTTTGTTTGCTAAGACATCTATTAGTATATACTATTTAAAGTATTTTGTCAAGTCTCTTTTTTGTCTAATTCCGCTTCTATCAAAGCTTGTATAAATGCTTTTACCTTTTTCCATAAAATGCACTTGACAAACCTTTAGAGTGTGTGTATAATTATAGGTGTTGTTCCTTTAAGATTAATGAAGTTTAGATTTATCTGGAGGAGAAAAAGGTAACACATTAGAATCATCTCCAAGTTCTGATATCAAATCTTTTGAATTACCTTTCAGTTGTTGCTTTTTATTTTTAACTTCATCTTCGGTCTTGAGTTGAGTTTTCTCAACCACAGTTAATTTCTCACAAATATTCTTATAATAAAAACTTACTTCAGGAGCTAAATTGGCCATAGTTAAAATTTTCCGTTTAGATATCATAAAGTGAATATCGTTTGTAAAATTCATCCAACGAGCAAGACCTGTTTGACTTACAACTTCACCTAATTCTTCATGGTACTGTTGATTCTCAGTAATGGACATAGGTCGTTCAACAATGAAAGCATCCTTATACTCTGTGATAATTTTGCAAATAACATTTTCTCCATTATCCATTTTAATAACTTTAAAGGGGTTTGTAATTTGTTGATTTTCCATAATACTATTTATGCAATTTAACAGGTATAATATCGTAGTCAAACTCTTCCTTATTATACAAGTTAATTCTCTCCTTAAAATGTTTAAGTGTATAATTATCTCTACCATTATAACTCAAATCATCTATAATGTCAAATACATTTAGTTGCTTTTTATCTTCTGCGGTACGTAAGCCTCTACCTATAGATTGTAAAACTTTTATTTGTGATTTGTAAGGAGATCCAAAGACAATATTATGCAGGCGTTTAATGTTAATGCCAGTAGAAAATACTCCATAAGATGCTATTATGATAACATTTTCTCCATGCTCTGCAAGATACCTTATATTTTCTCTATCTTCTGTAGGCGTTTTTCCATATACTTTATATATCTCCTTATTAGAATTTGATAACAGGTCTATTATATTATCTAATTGGGATATGTATCTGCACAATACTAAAGTATTACCTTCTTCATAATCTACTAACTTTGCAATAAATTTATTCCTGGATTCGTCTAGTGCAAGCAAATCTAATTCTAAATCATAACTTCTAGGAATTCGTTTATGTTTAGGATGTTTTAATACTAAACAACGAATATGTAAATTGGATAAGTGATTATCTTCAATTAGTTTTGATGTTGTTGTTACTTGTTCACATTTTGCAAACAATCCCTCTAATACTAATTGATGCACTTCTATACCGTCTAGCGTTCCTGTAGTACCCACACGAAACTTACAGTCGGACAATTTAGTCATTATACCAGTCAAACTCTTTGCCTTGGCTAAATGACATTCATCTATAAAAACTGCACCAAACTGTTTGAAATAACTTTTAGGTAGTTTGTAAATGGACTGCCATGTAGAAATCACAACATCTTTAGGAGTATTTTTATCAGACCCCGCATATAACTTATGACAATGCACATCTGGAAACCATTTGTATTCTGCAAAGTCGGAATACAACTGTTCTACTAGACTTGTAGTAGGAACTACTATAAGAACCTTTGTATCGGATAAAATTTCGACATAGTACCGAACTAAAGCATATATGATAAAGGATTTGCCAGAACCGGTAGGAGAAAGAATAAGCCCACGGTCATTATTAATAATGTGGTGTATTGCATCTAACTGATAATCTCTAGCTTTAATTCCTTTTGAAATCTTATTGACAAATTTTTTAACAAGCCCTTTATCAATATCTCGTTCAGTGTAAGGCCGACCGTAGAACTCATTATTTACAGTTTCAATTCTATATCCTTGTTTCTCGCAAAACTTTTTGACATAAGGAAATAATCCCACAAATATTTTACCAGTAGCAGGAGAGAATAAACGAATACGACCATCCCACAAACGATTCCTAACCGACGGCATAAAGCTTGCATTTGGTACCTCGAAGGTAAAAAATTCCGAAAGTTCCTTAGCGATTGCCGGTTCAGTTTTAATTCGGAGATAGACTTCATTAAATTTTTCAATTTTTACTTCCATGGGCACCTTAAGGTGTTACTATATACCAATCACTTTCCATTATTTAATCTCCATGTAAGAATTTCTTCCACTCTATTGCATTGCGAATATTCCAATTTCTATTATTGATCTCTTTCAATACTCGTTCAGTATATTCTACCATTTGTTTTATATACTCTTCCTTTTGTCCAATCTCTTGATATTCTGAATCTGCTTCTATATACATAGCTACATCTGCCTTTAAAATTTTTAGATCGAAAGGTTTTTCTTGATAAACCTTTGGAGAGGATTTGCCTGTGTAATATTCCCACTTATCACGATAAAGAGATTTTCTTTCATCTCTTACCTTTTTTAATTGCAAGCAAAATTGTGTGTAGAATTTTAAATACTTGTTATGTATTTGTGGAGTCTTGATACTCTCAATATCAAGTTCAGTATCATCAATTTTCAAGTCAACATCAGCCATCTGTTGTAGTTCATCAAATCTCATAATATATCCTTTTAATGTGAAGGGGTAGAGCCGCCCACAGTTTAGTTTTCACTTATTTATGCTTCTACTAAAGTTGTAAGAAGATTAACTTCAAATTTAGGGTGGTCTATTAACTACCCCTTCATTCCTATTTATAGTGTTAAGAATTCGTAATACGAATATGCAAAAGTAACATCAGCTGTAAGATATACAGCATCTGTTTCTTGTGTAGTATATGTTAATCCACTCAAATTTAATGGAAATGAATCATGCAAAGTAACTCTAACAACAGGATTATTTTTATTACTTAATATACTTATGAGAATATCACTATATAAATTCCTATCACCTGTTAAATTAACACTATCCGCTCTTGATACTTTATTAAATTGTTTATGATCTGACGGAGTCCCTATATTAACTATCCAATTAAAAATTTCTTGATAATTTGATAACTTTTCATCCACCATAAATGACATGGTAAAATCTTCAAATGTCATAAGATCACCTACCATAGGTACATTAGCAAGAGATGTTGGTCTATCAAATCGACCTACACCTACTCCAGGCAAAGTTAAAGTAGTACAAAAATATTGTGACAAAGGGAAATTTCCCAATGTAACTAGAAACTGACTAGACTGTGCATAGTCAAATGTATCGGGTTGCCTTCTTAAAGCGTCTATTGTTGCCATATTACTATTTATACACTCAATTACACTTAATAATTAAGTGAAAGTATAGATAAAAAAAGACCCCG